ATCTAATTCCTACAACTGCATGTACGTTTGCAGAGTTCGAAGCTATGCAAGGAGATCTATGGTCAAAATGTTTAGCAATCGCAAATGTACCCATACATGGAGTAACGCAAGCAACGATATTGGGTCTATTTAGAGAGAGATGTACGAGATTAGAAGCAGGACAGTGTAATGGACCCTTCGGATTGGAAGAATTGGGATTAGGAGAAGTAACCCCATTTATTCTTGAAGAAGCAGCGAAGATGATATCGCGACAGTTTGTAACAAATCGAGCAGTACTATTACCAACATGTTTATCATATGATGCGTTCAAAGCATTATTCTTAGGAGTGAAGTTGCATGGACAATCGAAACCAGGATATAAGGCGGTACCACAGTTAATGGACGGTTTTGAGATTTTGCTTAGTGAGATGTTTATGTTAACGAACATTTTTTCACTGAAAGTACCAGATTCAGTGAATCCAATGGTGAATCCAGTATTGGAAGTAGAAAAGGGACTAAAGGATTACACATTGTTGGAAGGAATTGATAAATACATCTTGGATCCAATGAGCAAAGGAGCAGCAAAGCTGAGTTCATTAGCTGGGCAAACGTTTGAGAAGGCAATGGAGATTCTGACGAAAGAGATGAATGCAGTAGGGAAGATCTTTTTAGAAAGACCCTATTTAACCTTTTTTGTATCTTTTACTGTGGTGTCAGTTGTGATGTCAACAATAGTCATGGCTGCACCACAAGCAATTGCAAATATGTTTGGCTGGAATTCAGAGGTGGACGAGTTCGCGGAAACGTCATTTGTAAGAGCAGACGCAGCAAAAGAGTACAAGAAAAGCAATAAGAAGAGATTCCATTACAGATATGATCCTTTTCCTTCAGTAGAGCAGCAATCAGATGAGACAACAGCATCAGCATATTCGAATATATATAAGAATATAATTACATTGCAGTTAACAGGAGGGAAAAATACTGTATTGGGAGTAGGTTTAGTGTTAAAGTCAGATTTGCTAACAATACCATTACATTATGTATTGGCAGCAGAATCTCCAACAACAGTAGTAATGTCAGGACGAGAATTTTCAATTCAATCAATAACACGACTAGATAAGGGGAGAGATGGTGTGCTAGTTCAATTAACTGGAAGTGCGCAAGGATTTTCAGATATAACGAACAGATTCCTAACAGCACCGCCATCTCAAGCTTTACCAGGCATGAGATTGATGAAGTTGAAAGATACGAAGAGGGAAGACAAATCAGAAGTGTTGGAGATGGTACATAACATAGATCAGATAGTGTATTCAACGATTGGCTTGGAATCAGGAGAAGGAGCAACGAGAATGACGATGAATTCTTATTATAGAGCAGTAGGAGGAAGAGGCCAACCAGGGTTCTGTAGCTTTCCATATGTAGCAACAGTACCAAGTTTGGGGGGCAGAGTTCTCTTGGGAATCCATGTAGGACAAGTGGGAGCAGATTCAATCATATGCCCGTTGTTTCAGTCAGATTTCAAGAATAAGACAACGTTGCATTTAGTAGAACCAAGTGGAATTGTTGTATCACAACAGATGATAGATTTAGTACCAAGAATGAATGCTGAGTGGAAGGAACCAAAGTCCACGTTAGCGTGCAAATCAAATTTTGAAGCAACGCCACTTCTAGGACCATTAAAGGATTTACCACACAAGATACCTGCTATATTAGGACCAGAGCAGTATGATGTGTGGCAAGAAACCAAGTTTGCACCAGTGACCGAGGTGAAAGCACCACAAGAGATAGAGGCTTTAATACAAAATCCGGAGTTAGTGAGAGATACATTATTTCCTGACTTGGGCACATGGGTATATCAAGAATTGACGTTTGAGGAAGCAGTTTTTGGTTGCGCAGCGTGTCCAGGAATGGAATTATCGTCGTCTCCAGGTTTTAGATGGAAGCAGAGAGGTTGTAAGAGTAGAAGAGATGTGGTAGAGAATCATTTAGAAGAGCTGAAGAAGAATGTGCTAGAGATATTGAGGAAGAGATCAGAAGGTTTAATAGTTCCACAGGTAGTGACGAATCAGTTAAAAGACGAGTTATTGCCTATGGAAAAGATATTGGCGAAGAAAGCGAGAGTATTTTATGTAGGAGATATTGAGGATTTTTTAGCAGATAAGATGGTGTTGGGAGCATTGGTATGTAAGTTGGAGAGTATTTTATGTAGGAGATATTGAGGATTTTTTAGCAGATAAGATGGTGTTGGGAG